ATCATGAGTACCAGATTTGTTTTCGACCCCCCGGGAATTGAAACGTAACATTACTACAACTAGGTGCTTAGCCATAAGATTACATAACAATTGTTAGGTGGTGAGCACGAAATGGGTACGAGGTGCAGGTCAAACGGTGACTTAAGTCCTTCCGTCCCCTTAGTTACTATCATAGGCGCCATTTTTCGCTCGCACCTGATTGGTTGAGCACGACCTAACAATTGTTAGGTGCTGAATTATCGGCGGACAGAAAAAACTAGAAACGTGGTACAAATGGTACAATGGCCCTGCCAGTCAAAACTAATCAGCGCCGCCGTGACTGGAGAGCGGCACGGAGATACACAATGGAAAACTTCACACTTACTTCAGACCTTAACCTCGACAACGTAGTCGCACTTTCTGACCGTCTCGCCAAACTGGACAAGAGCGCAGACCAGAAGCAGCTAGCCGAGGCAATAGGCAACGCAACACTGGTACAGATTGCAGCAGTCAGCAACCATGGCGAGCGCATAGCAGGTAGTGCAGAGCGCGCAGTAGCAGCTTGGCTGAATGCAGCTATGCCAGTAGCATTAGACGCACAGTGGTACGCTGTCGAATACCGCGATAAGACGGATATAGCTAAGACATTAGCACCACACAAGAAGGACATTTTCACCGCTTGGAACAGCAGCAACCCTAGCACCAAGTGGGCGAGAGTGCGCCAGTATGGTGAAGAGCTGGCAGAGCCTACAATCAGAGAGCTGATCGAAGCAGAGCAGAGCGATGAAGCACGCGAGTACTACTACGACCAGTTCGGACTTTTAAGCCCCGAAGATCAAGCACGCGGCGTTCAGATCGCAGACGAAGAAACCCAGAACAGCCGAACGCGTGACCTGTACGAGCGAAGCGTAGTCGAGATCGGTAAACTCTACCGCGCCCTTACTGCTAGCGATAACGATGCAATCATCAAAGCCCACGCCAAGCGCGCCCAGATCACCGCAGCACTGGAGCACTTGACCAAAGCATTGACCGCGCTTGACGCGCCAACCGAAGACGAGGACCTCGCCGCGTTTATGAAGGAAGTCGCCAAGCGCTAAACTTAAACCGCCGCCCTACGGGGCGGCACCTTACAGGAGGAATCCGCCGATGGTGTAATCCCGAAAGGGGCGAAAGTGTATAAGAGCGCGAGCGGTAACTGTAAAGCCGAAAGCCGGCAGAACTTGGCGGACGGTATGACCTACGAATTACTCGCAATGAAAAAGCCTGTCTAAGTACACTCCCACCGAGCCACGACTTGCCATCGTGGTTTTTTTTGTCTCGAGAAAATCCAGAGCGCCACGACCTAACAATTGTTAGGTGACGTTGACCCCGACCCCAAAGCCGACTGAACAGCGGAACGGCAGACCCACCCCCCGCCCTACCCCCCGAAAATCAAGAAAATGCTGCCGCCCCCTTTACTTAATAATATGCACAAAATACCACACACCCCCACAATTCCACTACATAAACCCTAATTAAATCAATAACTTAGACCCCACCCCCCTATTTTTATACACCGTCTAGCTCGCACCCCACCCCCTCAATATAGGAAACACCCCCCGTCACAAGGACCCAAACCTTGTGTTTCCCACCCCCACACTTTTGTACACTTGCTACAACCAAAACAATGACTTACACTGCGCCCATCCGGTACCTGATACCTGCGAACCAATATGACTGTTGTAAAAATAGAGCCGACTAAGGATCACCCCGTTCCTTACGACACTACAGCGGAAAAAACCGAGACACTGCTTGATGAAATGGCGGTTGCCGGTAACACAGCCGAGCTACAGGTTGAGCTGGGTGCACCCCTTGATCTGTCCGAAAAAGACGCGGCCAAAGAAAAAGAACTACTTGCCGCCGTAGCTAAAGCTAAAAAGCCGTCCAACCTAAAAGAACCCAACACTGCCTTTGCTGCCGCAGCCTTCCTACGTTCCTATGGGCAACAACTGGCGATGGATGCAGCTCAGGCGCGCGCCGCTATCACAAACAAACTTATGGAAATAGCCAACTGCGGGGACCCCCGGTACGAACTAAAGGCCCTAGAGTTACTAGGCAAACATAGTGATATTGGTGTATTTACTGAGCGTAGTGAGATAACGGTAAACTACAAAGACCCAGACGATTTAGAGAAAGCAATCAAGGATCGTGTTAAGCGGTTACTCAATGCAACCGTGGTGGAGACTGTACCCCTATCGCAACAAGTAGATAAGACTTTGGGGACGACGGAGAGTAAGAAGCCCTTAGACGCGCAGTTGGAAATAGACGACATTGAGTATGTAGAGGACATAGCGGACGAGAGTGAAGATGACGACCAAAACATCTCCATTTGAAAACATATCCCTTAAGGATATACCGCAGATACTCCCGCTACTTTCTCAGGCAGAACAAGAAAAACTGCTGGCTGAACTGGCACACCTAGAGAAGTTACAGGGTCGGAAGAAGTCGCAGACTAGGTTTATTGATTTTGTGGGGGCTGTTTGGCCTACGTTTATATCAGGTAGACACCATGCGATTATGGCTTCGGCGTTCGAGAGGGTGGCTAATGGCGAGTGTAAGCGGCTTATTATTAATATGCCTCCTCGTCATACTAAGTCTGAGTTTGCTAGTTATCTTCTCCCTGCTTGGTTTTTGGGGCGGTTCCCCCACAAAAAGATTATTCAAACATCGCATACCGCTGAGTTGGCAGTAGGATTTGGTCGAAAAGTACGTAACTTAGTCGATACAGAAGTATATCAGGGCATTTTTCCTGAACTTACCCTGCAAAGCGACTCAAAAGCAGCGGGAAGATGGAATACAAGTAAAGCTGGCGACTATTTCGCAATAGGTGTAGGCGGCGCGGTGACTGGTAAAGGTGCGGATTTGCTCATTATTGACGACCCGCACTCGGAACAAGAGGCAGCGCTAGCTGAAATAAACCCGGATATCTACGATAAGACCTACGAGTGGTACACCTCGGGTCCTCGTCAGCGTCTACAGCCGGGCGGAGCCATCGTTATTGTTATGACGCGGTGGTCTCTGAGAGATTTGACGGCGCGTGTACTTAAATCGTCCGCTCAAAGGGGTGGAGAAGAGTGGGAAGTTATTGAGTTTCCTGCAATTATGCCCTCGGGCAACCCGCTATGGCCGGAGTTTTGGCCCCCTGTGGAACTTGCAGCGCTAAAAGAAGAACTTCCTAACTCAAAATGGATGGCGCAGTACCAGCAGCAGCCGACTTCAGAGTCATCGGCTATTGTGAAACGGGAATGGTGGCGCACGTGGCAGGAGTCAGAGCCTCCGCCGGTGAATTTTATAGTGCAGTCGTGGGATACGGCGTTCGAAAAGACTAATAGGTCGGACTATTCGGCGTGTACGACGTGGGGTGTGTTCTACCACCCAGACGATAGCGGTAAAGAACAGCCTAACCTTATACTTTTGAACGCTTTTAGGGATAGAATGGAGTTCCCTACACTTAAGAAGGTAGCTGTAGAGCAGTATGATGGTTGGCAGCCCGATTCTCTGATTATCGAGAAGAAAGCTTCTGGGTCTCCGTTGATCTACGAGATGCGGGCTATGGGCATACCAGTGCAGGAGTTTACCCCTACAAAGGGTAACGACAAGATTACAAGGTTGAACGCGGTATCTGACATGTTTGCGTCTGGGATAGTCTGGGCACCGAACAGGTCTTGGGCGGAAGAGGTGATTGACGAGGTCGCAAGCTTCCCTGCGGGAGAGCACGATGACTATGTGGACTCATGCTCCCTTGCGTTAGCGCGGTTCAGAAAAGGCGGGTTCATACGGTTGCCTTCTGACGAACAGGAAGAAGACCCATTGTTTAGAAGGCGAAGAGGCGGGTACTACTAATGGCTATTGAAAAAGGATTGTACGGAATGCCCGAGGGCATTGACGAGGAGTTGATGGGCGAGATGGGCGAAGGGATGACCCCTGACGCTATGGTGGGTGTTGACGTAGTTACTGAAGGCGACCTGCCCGTGATGGTAGAGCTTGAAGACGGCAGCGTTGAAATTAGCTTTGGAGAAGAAGTCGAAGACGTAGATATGGCGCCGTTCGATGCGAACCTCGCTGAGTATCTTGATGACCGTCAACTTCAGTCTATCTCCAGTGATCTATGCGAGGCTATCGAAGGTGATATGGCAGCCCGTCGTGACTGGGCCGACACCTATGTAAAGGGGCTTGATGTCATAGGCTTTAACTACGAAGAGCGCACTGAGCCTTGGGAAAATGCCTGCGGAGTCTACTCTAATATCCTCGCCGAAGCGGCTATCCGTTTCCAAGCTGAGGCCATGAGTGAGACGTTCCCTGCCGCCGGTC